CTCTAGATATTACAGCTATTTGCGCCGCTCCAGCTACAGCCGCCGCCGCCGCGGAAGCATAACGCGAGAAAGGAGCTACGCTATCTTTTGCGAGAGCGTCTACTATCGCTTGAGCCGTTCCGATTACAGCCGTAGAGATTCCGAGCGCTTTACGGATAGCAAAAGAGCGGCGAGCTCGCTTCTCTTCTCCAGACGTAAAAAGCGTATTTAAGCTATTAACGATATCTAACGTCTTCGTCGTAAAAGCTCCTACTTGCTTTACGCGCTCGTTCATTATATCCGCGTAGCCTTGCGCCGCGTTAAGGTTCATCCTCTGACGTTCCGTAAGTCCGTCGCTCTCTTGCTTATTTAGATTCTCTTGTATCCTTGCTCCTCCTTGTACTAGCGTACGCTCTTTCTCGTCCGCTTGTTCTTGATACTTTGGAGTAAGGCGCTCTATAGCTTCGAATTCTTCTTGACGTAGACGGATCGCTTCCGATACTAGCCCGTTAAGCTTGTTTTGTAGTGTAGTCTGGAGCTCTAACGATTCCGCCCGGAGATTATAAACTTCGGCTTCTAATTCCGCTTCCGCTTGTAGATCTTCCGCCGTGGATTCGCTTAGGGCGTTTTGTTCCCTTCGGATACGTAAAGCCTCCTCCGCCTCCGCTCTTCTCCGCTCGAATAATTCCCTCTCTATACGTCCGGCTTCCTCCGCCGCGTTAATTCGTTCCTCTACGCTTTTCGTAGTATCCTCCGCTATTAGATTTAATTGTTTAATCTCGCTTCTTTGCTTCGCTGTAAGTACGAGCGTTTCTCTTTGGGAATCTATTAGAGCTTGTTGCGCCGCTTCCAGCTCCGCCGCTTTTTTAGCCGCTTCGCTCATCTCTTCAGCTACTTCGCTAAAAGCTCCGGCTATATCTTTTCCTACTTCTATAAGATTTCCTACGTCCGTAACGTCCATAATAAAAGTCTCCGCGGCTTGCGAAGCGTCTTCTATAGCTCCGGAAAAGTCTCCGCTAAATACTTTTTTAATAGACGATCCGAGTAGTCCGAACGTTTTTAATAATCCGTCTATCTTCTTCTGTACGTACGTCTCAATACTATTTCCGAAGTCTATAAAAACTTGTTTCGGATTCGTGAAAGCGTTTAATATTTTCTCTCCTAGACTACTTACTAGATCTACGACTACGCTAAAAGAAGCCTTAAGTCCAGCCATAGCGCGAGACAAAAATTCCGCGCCGCGCTTCGTTTGTGTGAAGTAGGTTACTAGAGATCCGAGAGCTATTACGAGCGCTCCTATTCCCGTTCCGAGAATTGCAACTTTCGTAAGATTCAATCCCTTGATAAAAGTTTGAACTCCTTTCGCCGTCTGGACGAAAGAAGAAGCAAGTCCTCCGGTTACTTTATCGAGCGCTCCTACGGCTTTTTGTCCCGAAGTAGAGAGATTCTTAATCGCATCGTCCGCCGCTTCGAGACTCTTATTTAAGTTTCCCGTATCCGCTTCGAGCTCTAGTACTATTTTCTCTTTTGCCATATTAGATAGATAACGAAAGCCCAAGTAGACGTAATAACGAAAGCAAGAAGAGCATCTAGAGCTTTAAGCTTCCATCCGCGGAGCTTCCTTTTCTTCGGCATAACGTCGATAGCATCGAGGATATAACGGAAATCGCGAATATCTTTTACTCTGAACTTCATTCGATAATAACGGGCATGGTACAATATCTACTATCGAAATCGTATACGTATCCGTAACGCTCGCAACAAGCCCGGCTAGCGCTTGTCGGAGTGAATTGTACGATCCCTCCTTTTCCCGTCGTAGGTAGTTGAGCGCAATCCTCGATATCTCCGAGAATCTTTAAGAGCTTTACTTTCGTTATTCCTTCGCTCGTCGCGTCGTAACTCTGTATCTCTAGGATTCTCCAGTAAGTAGAGAAGAGATAGATTCTATCGCTCCATTCGAAAGACTGGATATCGACGGGAGTAAGGTAAAAGAAGCCTTCGAAAATACGCGCATCCGGAGAATAGAGCTCGTTAGCAAACTTCCTCCAGTAGTAGTAATAGAGACTATTAAGAGGAGTAGCTATAATCTCGCGTAAAGGGCGCGGATGCCCATAAAATAAACTCTTATCCGCTACGTCCGTCGCGAAATCGTCCGATTCGCTAAAGAGAGGATATTTAATAAACGCGCTAACTCCGCTATCGTCCGTAGTATTAATATTTATCGTAGTCTCTCCATTCCAATATGCTAACATGGGACGCGGATTCGCGATAGGATTTCCCTCCTTCGTAAGACGAAGTACTGGAAATTCTGTATCTGGAATGTTCGTAACGAGAAAAGGAGCGAAAGGAGACTTTATCTCCATCGTTCCCGCGGCGAAATCCGAAGAAGGATCTACTATACGCTTCCTTCCGTGAACTTCTCCCGTTATATTTTGCGCGAGCTCGTTAGCGTAGTCTTCGCTTCCTTCATGCGTAAAGACGTATTCTCGTTTCTGGAGATCCGTAGTAGGGAGTACGGAGTAATCCTTATCCGTATCTAGTTTATTCGTCCAGTCTTTTACAGCTCCGCCGCTCATATAGTCCGAGAAAGGCTCTACGTAATAATGTGTCGAAACGTTTTTGTCCTGAATAAAGACGAGATTAAAACTCTTTTGTAGTCCCGCTACGAAATCTATCTTTTTAAGATCGGGAAAGTTGCTCGAAAGCTGTACGGGAATTCCTGTGTCTTCTTGGAAGTTATAGAGTACGACGCTAGTAGAAGCGTACGCGAGTCCATTAGCGTAAAGTATTGTCCCGCTATTCGCCGTAACTTCGAACGTTACAGCTTCTCCAGCTACAAAAGGAAGCGTAATAGCGCTAAAGTTATCTCCGGATAGAGAGTTAAAGATAGTCGTACTTCCCGTCGTACTCCCTACGATATTAAACGTAGCCGCGGCGCTGGAGTTCATCCGTACAAGGAAAGTAAAAGTCCCCGATATAGTCGGAGTCCATTTATAAGTACTAGCGTTATAATCGTTCGCGTTATCGTAGAAAACTCCAGTATCCGCAAAAGGCGCTAGAATCGTTCCAGTAGAGGAAAAAGTATAATCCGAAGAGAGACCTATTCCGAAGCATTTACTAGATACGGCGTAAGTACGTACTATCGCCTCCGAGCTTAAGCACATTAGATAAACTTCCTCGCCCGTAGTATCGAAAAAGTCAGAATCGAAAGTAAGTCCCGCCTCGCTCATAATTAACGAGAAGACGAATTTAATAGACGCGAACGGAGTTACTTCCGAATGCTTCAGGACGGCGGAAGAAGGAGAGACGGGAAAGGTAGTAGAGCTCCAATTAAAGCCCCTATCGACTAGCCCGAAGCGGATAGCTCCAGAGTACAGAGTTCCAGAGTTTCCGGAAACGATGTTAGCGTAATTGAGGCTAAAGTTATAAGCCGCCGTTGAGATTTCGGAAAGCTTCTCGTCTCCGATACTACGCGAAAGCGAAGCCGCATCTCCGAAAAAGGCTAGCTCGATATCTACGTACTTTCCTTTCGTTACGTACCATTGTTTGACCTGAAGATATCCCTCTACTAGCGTTACGCCTTCGCGCTGAAAACGAGCGGGAAGCTTCCGCTTATAGTCGTATGAGGAGATAAGAGTAAGATCGAATATCCCGAAGATATCCGCGTTATGCGGAGTAAGAGGAACTCGAAACGTTTGGGAGTACGTAGCCGCTGGAGCGTTGATCTCTTGTATCTCCGTAAAGCGGAAATTTAGGTTTATCGGCTGGAAAGAGTAAAGCTCTACTTCGCTCCATCCGTTTACGTCAACGAATAAAATTAGCATCGTAGAGATTGAGCGAGTTTAACGGAGAACGAGACTTGAAAGATTCTAGCGGATTCTTTCGTTATCTCTAGCGAGCTCTCTTCCGGGAGTACTGGAAGCCATGTATCCAAACGGAGATAAGCTTTCTTTGCCATGAATAGCGCTCGTAGTACTTGCATCTCTTCTTCGTTAAAGATTCCGCGTAACGTAAACTTTTGAGAGGCTTCCTTATAAAAGTATTTCTCTTCGGACGTAAAGTACGGGAGCGAAAACGTAGCCGCGTTCCAAGTTCCCGCCGCCGGTTTATAAGGCTTGTTTTCCGTTGTATACGTTTCGAGGCGCTTCCCTTCGAAGCTCAAGTAATCCCATCCTCCGCGAGAGTTATTAAAGGCTATTTGCGTCGCTTCTTGTCTTCGGCTCTTGCAATCCCGGACTATCCTTAACTCTCGTCCTTTTTGAGTAGATACAGCATCGCGAGGAAAGATCCGAATGTTCTCCCAATTAGTAAGAGTCCATCCTAGCGCCTCCAGAGTAGCGGGAAACGCCGCCGCATAGCAAAGAAAGCCGTTAGTAGGACTTGTAGCTGTAGGAAGTTGAGCGCCGTTAGTAGTATTAATATCTACGGCTTGAGTAATCGTAACTCCTCCAGCGTAAGTAATGGTATATACTAGCTGCGTTACGGAGCTAATAGTATTACGAAGTAAGAAAGCTACGTATCCCTCGTCTTCGTCTCTAGCTTTTATCTCTATATGATCTCCCGTAAGCGGATAGTCTGTAAGCCAATACTTCTTGTCGCTTGCCGTTCCGTAGAAATCCGAAAAGTCTGGATGTAAGCCGCTGGAAGTTTGTTCTCTTCCGCCTATTAAGTAGATAGTCTTCGTCGCTTGCGCTAGCGTCTCGCTCGATCCGTCGTACTCGCCTATCTTAACTTCATACTTCTTTACGTTCCCGTTCGAGCGCGTAAGATATTTAGTAGTATAGGAAAAGAGGATAGAAGCACTATCTAAATAAGGAGACGTATCCGGCTCTACTCTATCCTTTGCGATAGTACCTAAATCGAAAAAAGCTTTTTCCGCTTCGTTCGGAGCGAGATAGTACTTCCCTATCTCCGTTCCATCCTCAAAGACTTGTACGATATAGCGAAAAGCGTCCGTAATCGTAGTCGAAGTAGATAATCCGTAGATAAGCCTCTGATTCGCTGGAAGAAAGGAGTTATCCGTAGGAGATCCGGCAAGAAATATAGCCATAATTACGAGCGTATAGTTATGTTCTTAAAGCGAGCGCTTATCTCTTTAGACGCGGCTTCGGCGATATCCTTACTTAAGCGCTTCTCGTTCTTTTTCCATGCGGAAGAATAGCCTCGCTCAAAGTAGAAGATTCCCGGAATCCCGTTCTTCTGTATGCTACGAGCGATAAGAAACGCGGGAGAGTTCATAGGATCTACTTTCTTTCCGGTTCTCTTGCTTATATACGGCTTCTGAGAGATAAAGCTTCCTTTCGCGTCGCGTAGTCGTACGGGCTTCTTTTTCATCCATCCTTTGATAACGTCTATAGGTGGCATCTTTGCACCATACGAGAACGGAGATCCGCGCCTTTTCAAAGTTCCGTTTACTCCGAAATGGATATAAGCGGCGTATTCTTTAGGCTTGCCTTTTGCGTAGAGCTGGATAGCTCTTACTTGCCCATTACGATAGCGAAACTTATACGCGAGGCTCTTTTGTAGAGCTCTAGTAGCTACGCCGTAATTCTTATTCTTTCCGATTCGCTTTACTCCTAGCTCCCTTTTCGAAGCTAGTACTACCTCATCCGCGAAACGAAGTAAAGCCTTGTTATAATTGTCCATCGTCTAAAGTCCATTCCGGAGTAATCATAAGAGCCGCGGCTTGCTCATGCGTTAAATACGTTCCGCCTCTTACAGAGATATTCCCTTTATACTCGACTATAGCTAGCGATCCGTCTACGCTCTTTCGAACGTAATCGTAAGAGATATCTTCCAAAGAATCGTAGTTAAGTTCTTTAGCCATATCCGAAGGGAGTACATAGTATAGTTTAGTAGCCATAGCGAGATTTAGTAGAGTTATAGTTTTGTGTTATTTCCGTTTGGGAAAGAGGAGTAGTATAAGCGTGAGCTTCTCCTATACTTCCGTCTACAGCGTAAGCCGAATCGCTCAAGGCATTATATACGCTTGTCATAGATGCGGAAGTATCTACTCCGGAAGCCGTTCCAGAAGAGGATAGAGCAAGTCCCGTTCCATCGTATACATATCCCTTTAAACTCTTGGAAGTGTTATCCCAAGACATCGCGAGATAGTACCATGTTCCAGTAACAAGAGTAAAAACAGGAATTAACGTAGAGAAATTTCCCGCGTTATCCTCTACTCTGAAGCTCATTCTCGAAGTAGCGCCGTTCCAGTAAATCTGATAGCCTTTAAAGCCGCTCGAATTCCATAGAGTAAAAGTCATTCTAAGTCCTGTACTCGCGTCGAATTTAACCCATACTCCGAGCGTAGTATTCGGAAGAGATAGAGTATAGTTAGGGCTTTTTATTTGGTCGTTGATTCCGTCGAAATCAAAATAGCCGTTTCCGTTATACGTTGCTCCCGTTATAGTTAAATCTACATTCCCTTGTAGATCGTAAAGCGTACTTCCGCTTCCGGGATAGCTATTCGTATTCTTTGGATTATAGCTATAGAGCAAATTACTTTGAATGATTCGCGTACTAGCTGGAGTAGCGTTTACGGCGTGAAAGAAGTTCATTACGGCTTGCGTTCTCCAGTTATTACCCATTCGTCCGCTCCTCCTACTTGCTTTAATCCTATTACGGCGTATTGCTCCGCTGTAACGTTAGAGAAGCCGCTAGTATTTCGGATCGTTACTCCAGAAGCTCCCGTAATAGTTACGCTTCCCGTTCCTCCTTGATATACTAGAATTTCCGCGTCTTTCGTTAGTCCCGTCTGAATCTCTAGCGTTATCGCTGAAGAAGAAGAAGCTATTACAAACTTTTGTTCGTAAGCTGGAGTTAAAGCTGTACTTCCCGTAACGGAAGTAGTAGGATAACTCGCGCTAGGAATAGTAGGAGTTCCGGATAGATCGCTATAAGCTCCGCTCGTAGCTACAGCCGCTAGAGTCGGCTTATTCAGAATTTGAGAATCTCCTGTAATTGAGTTCCAGTCCGCGTTCACGTTTACTTCCGCTCCCGCGGCGATTCCGGCTAGCTTGCTCTTTTCAGCGTCTGTAAAAGCGTTCGTATCCGCGTTCGATTCGTACGCCGTCTTTATCTCCGAAGCTGTAGGATTAACTTCCGCGCCCGTCTCGATTCCGGCTAGCTTCGTACGCTCTGCGCTCGTAATTATCGCTCCACTTCCCGCGCTTGTTACGTCCGTTAGATCAGTTACGCTCGCCGCCGCTATGAGAGTATTTACGCGCGCATTCGTATGATAGAGATTCGATCCTTCCGGGATATCCGTAGTAGTTGCGTCTACAGCTATCGTAAGCGTATCCGTAGTCGCGTTCGTAGCTAGGTCTATTCCTGTCCCTGCGTTAATGTTTAGAGTATCGTTCCCGCTATCCGCGACAATATTGGATTGTCCCGGAACGGCTATCGTTCCGAATGAATGTCCGCCGCCGCCGCCTCCGCTGGAAGAAATTTCGATATCGTTTCCGACTTGCGTAAGAGTTACATTACTTCCCGCCGATAGCGTTACAGCTCCGGATAATCCGTTAAGCGTATTTACATAATTCGCCGCTTCGAGCGCGGCTATATCCGCCGCATTCGTAGCAATATCCGCCGCATTCGCTACTATACTTCCCGTAGCTGTATTTATCTGCGTCTGTAGTCCGCTATCCGCGGAGATACGAGCGCTTTCCTCGTTGCCTACTTCCGTATCTACGTAGGTCGTAGTAGCTAGTCCGAGCGCCGTAACTCGAGCATCTACGCGAGCGTCCGTATAGTACTCGTTCGTCTCTCCTTCCGGGATATCGTCCGTATCTAGAGCTATGTTCCCGTTAATATCCGGCTCGATATCGTTTACGCTCGATACGCCTCCAGCGCCTCCAGAGATAGAAAGCGTTACGTCTCCGTTTCCGTTATCCGTTAGCGTCCCGTTAGGAACGCGAATAGTATTCACCGATAGAACGTCCGTAGCTCCGTTAATAGTAAGCATCCGCAAGAGTCCGCGCCTCGCGTACGTGAATCCTCCGCCTTCCGGCTGTACTCCGTTTAAGGGAAGGTTACAAGCGCTACGATCGTAAGGAACGCTAATAGATATATCGAGGAGAGCTCCCGCGAGTACGTTCGCGTAGCTAGCATAGATAGGAAGTACGCTCCCGCTCGTTACTTCGTAATCTTCGTCGAAGATGAAAATATTTCCTCCGCTGGAGATATCCGCTAGTAGATCTTCTAAACATTGTTCCGAGTCCGATACGGCTTCTTTCCTTTGCTCGTTCTTCTCTTCCTTTTCTCCGGGAAGGTCTATTAGATAGAGCTCGAAGTTATACGTCTTCGTTCCTTCGTCGTAATCCGCTCCGTTATAGACAAGATATAAAGCGGGATACGTTCCGAGCTTTTCTAAATCGAGCTCGTCCGCGCTCTTGCCGAAGCTGAACGTCTGTATAAAGTAGTGATTCTCCGCGAAGGATTCGATTCTACTTAGAATAGCGTTTAGAGAGATCATCCGAATAATCTTTTAAAAATGCGATATGAGTTAGGACGTTTTCGATAGGCTTCCGCGTAATCTCTTCCATACGTAAGTAATCTTCTCCCGCAAGCGCGAAGAGCGTCGCGTACCATCCCCATATTCCATAGAGTTCTGAACTTTCGCCGCCGCCGTTAGCAAGTCTTTCTGAATATTTACTATCGATTCGTTCCTTATAGTCCAAAAAAAAAGAAGCGCTCCGGAAACTACGTCCGCGGGAAGCTCGTAAAAAGGCTCGTAATCCTCTTTCGCTGTATACGGCTTTATCGTATACTTCTTCTTTCCGAGATAGTCTATCTCCCGATATAGAATACTCATTACGCGCGGAGCATTCGTCCAGAAGTCCGATAGATAGGATTCGAGATCTATATACTCTCCGGCTGTAAACTCCTCCCATTCTGGAATAAATCCGTAGCGCTTGCCGTCGAGCTCAAACGTACGTAAGTGTCTTCGCGTTTCTGGAATCTCGTTAAGATGTTCTATAGCCATCGATACGAGCTCTCGCGGAGCTTGTCGCAAGTCTTCGACGCTCTCTCCAGTTATTCCCGCGAGTTTCTCGATATCCGATTTCTCCGAGAGTAATACTTGCATCTCTCGAAGCGTAATATCCTTCCATGTTCTAGGGAGAGAAAGCCTCATATTCATAAAACTTGATTTCTTGCGAATTTAGACTATCCTATATCTTCCGTAGTTAGGACGTAGAAGAGAATGAGACGCGGCGTAGCGCGTAGCGTCTATAGCATGATTAAAGCTATCTACGGGCTCGTTAAGTATCCTCCCGTTCTTGTCTTCCTTGTACTTGTAATTCCGGAGCTCCTTAAGAAGATTCACGCTATCCGAAGTAACGTAAAGCGGCTTCGATTTAAGATACTGAATCCCGGCGCGAACGCTATCCGCTCCCTTCTTCGCTGGATGTACGTTAATGCCGTATCGATGTATCTCGTCTATACTTTTTGGCTCCGCACTATCCGCGATAACGATAGCTTTCCCTTCTATCTCTTCCTTCAGGAATTCGGCTAGCTCTTTATTACTCATCCCGTTTCTATATAGTAGCTCTTGTACGTAGAGCGCTTCTCCATCTGTAGAGAGTCTTATTATCGCGCTAGGATCGTTCGTATATCCGAAATCCAGTCCGTACGCTACGAGCTTTCCTTTCGGTTTCTCTACTTCCTGAAAATGCGTAAATATTCTCGCTTGAGAAGCTCCGCGCTCTCCGAGTCCGTAAACGCGCCAAAAGTTAGCGTCCGCGTTTTTTAGGCGTTCTATCTCTCGTATCGTAGCCTCATCGAGAAAGGGATTATCCTTGTACGTAGTCTGGAAAAAGTCCGCGTCTTCGCGAGGAATAACTTCCTCGTATATCCAGCTGTACTCATCCGAAGGGTTATAGTCTATTATCGCTCTCCCTGTAGTCCGGAGTAAAAGCTGTCTCCAGTCCTCTAAGCTTATCTCGTTACATTCGTTTACGTAGAGTACGTCGCGCTTCCTTCCTCTTACTTTTTGCGGCTGATCAACGGAAATAAACTCTATCAAGTTTCCGTACAACTCGTAAGTAGCTTCGCTCTTATTGTGAGCGTCTGGATTATAGAGTTCCTCCCGCTCCAGTATCTCGAAGAAATCGCGATACGCCGTCCCTCGTAAAGCTGGAAACGTCTTCCGTACGATAGTAATTACTATCCCGGCGTTCTCGTTCTTATAACATAGCTCGATAAGTCCCGTAAGGATAGAGTACGTCTTTCCGGATCGCGTTCCTCCTTGATGGACTTGTATACGTTTCTCCGAGTTACAGAAATCGTAATAGCTCTTCGCGAGCTTCATTCTTCATCTTTTGAATCTAACCAGCTTAACGGCTTGCGCTCCGTAATTTCTATCTCTTGCTTTTCTACGTAGCCTCTTCCCTTCCCTCGCGTCTTCATAAAGAACAGCGTAGCTTGCGGATTCTTCTCTTTAATAAGATGGAATAAAGCGCTCTCCGCGAAGTCTATCGCATATTCGTGTATATCGTTTACGGCTTGCGCGTATTCCTCGTCCTCCTTCATCCAGAGATAATGAGTAGCGCGGGAAATTCCCGCTACTTCCGCGGCTTTCGATACTATTCCTAGAGTACTCTTTAACGCTTCTAGCATAGCCGCTTTTAGTGTCGAATTTTGTTTATTCATTTTCCGCAACATTCGCAAGTTTCGTTCTCTAGCTTTAACGGCTTATCCTCGTTTTCTTCCGGCTCTGGAAAGAAGAAAGGGATATTTAAGAACTCCAATATCTCCGGCTCGATCTCATTAGCTAGAATATCTATATCCCATTCTCCATAGTGCGAATTATCCAGAAGAGCGAAATACTCGTTATCCGCTTCGCTGTACTCGCTATAGATAACTGGAACTTCCTTTAATCCTATTTCTAGCGCGGCTCTGTAACGTTGATTCCCGGCGATTATCGTTCCGTCTGGAGTAGCTTTAATAGGATTTAAGTTCAGGAGATGCGGCTTATCCTGAAGGCTCTTCTTGAGCTTCTGAAACTCCTTCTTACGAATGTATCGAGGATTCTTCTCGTTCGTTTTTAGCTTCTGTATTTCTACTAGCTGGATACTCATTACTTTTTCCTTTTGAGTTCCGCGAGATCGTCTAGTTTCTTTGCTTCTTCGATAAGCCTTTTTCCTACCTCGCCCGTAATGCCTTTAACCTTGATCCCGTAAGTCCCTTTTTTGCGAAAGGAGAAATCCGTATAAAATTCTTCTTTTCCGTTCATTACGTATTCTCGGATATTTTGAGCCATAACAAGTAGCTCTTTCCGCGTATAAGCGTCCGTTTCTTTATAGCTCATAGTCTAGTGTTTCGAAATTCTTCTTTCAGCTTCTCCAGCTCCTCGCGAGATTGAGGATTATAATTAGAGCGGAATTCCTTCCAGTCTTCGAGAACTTCGTTCACGGAATGCCGATACTCTCTTTCTAGATAGAGAATAATAGCTACGGCTAAAAGTCCAGTAATAAGAATCATTTTTGCTTGTTTGTTAGGTACGATATTAAAAAGAGTACAGAGGCTAAAAAAGGAGAGTAGAGAAAAAGCACTACGAAAGCTATCGTAGATCCGCTCTCTATTATCGCCTTCTTTAAGTTCTCTAGTAACTCTTCATTCATTAATCCCGCTCGATATCTATTAGGTCTTCGTTTCCTCTTCCTAGATGTTTCGCGTAGATCTTATCTCTTTGCTCCTTTAGGAAGGCTTGCCATTCATTGAACGTTTGCGGAGCTGGATACGTGGAGGATTGAATTTTTAAGCCCATGGAGGAAGAGTTAGAGTTAATACTTTATCCGAATACTCGCGCGGCTCTCCGTCCCATTCCTTAAAACTCTCTACAAGTTGATAGAGCCTATCGCGTTCGCGCTTATAGCTTTCTTCGTCTTGTTCGTAGACTTGTACGTTAAAGGGATCGCTCGTCTCTACAGCTATCCAGCGGAAAGGAAGTCCTAGAAGCTCTCTATAGATAGCTCCTTGTAAATGATATTGAAGGCTCGCCGCGTCCCGCTGGAACTTATTCGGGCTTGCATCCTGACAAGTTTTAAGATCGTAGATATAATTCTTCGAGAGAATATCCGCGTAACCTAGGAACGGAAAGCCGTTTATCTCTCCCTTTACTTCGTACTCGAATTCCGTCGCGGAGGCTAGTACTTGCTTCGCTATAGGATGCTTCTTAATTACGTCCGCTATTACTTGCGCCTCTTGTACTTGCGATTCTAATACTACTTCCTTCTCTCCGGCTTCTTCTACGAATTTCGCGTAAGCTTCTTTCCCGGCTTTCGTTCGCTTGTTTACTTCTGGAGAAATCGCGTAGCGCTCCGCTAGCTTATCTTCTTCTAGTACGAGAATATGTACAAGGCTTCCTAGTTGCATCGCTGGAGAAGGTTTAAACTCCCTTCGCGTATATGCTAGATAGTGATTCGGACTCTTTGCGAACATTTTAAGAGCGGAATACGAGAGATAGTCCCTTTTCATTTTCTCTTGTTTTTTAGAATTTCCATAGCCTTCTGTCTATCCTCGAAAGCTCTCCGGCTCTCTTCCTCATCGTCGAAAGGCATTCTAGCCCGGAGATAGAAGAACTCCGCAAGCTCCCAAAAACAAACGTCCGAAAGAGCTACTTCGATTAAATAACTTTGCATCTTGTCGAGCTCGAAGCTATATACTCGATCCTCGACGTATTGAGCTAGTCTATCTCCAGCTTCTAGAGTATTCTTCGCGCAAGCCTCGTCGTATAGTCCTAGCTCCGTTAGCTCCTCTTCTGAAAGATGTTCCAGCGGAAGAAAGAAGCGATTATAGATCGTAGAAAGTACGCTCGTTAATATTAATTCTTGATTCATCGTCTACGTTTGTTTCCGGCAAGTATAGGAAAGTTATTCCTCTTTACTATCCTTCGGCGTTGTTTTTTTTGTTTTTGGTGCGGGATGCTTCGCGGCTTCGTTCCTTGTTTCTTGTTCTATATCCTTTTCTACATCGCTCTGGATGAAAGCTATTAACTCCTTCTTCATCTGGAGAAGACAAGAGCTACAGCCGGTCGGCTTCGCGTTCGCTCCTATAGCCTTGTTATAGACTTCTACTAGCTTCTTTACTTGTTCCGGATCAAGATTCCCGGAGTAGGATATTACCTCGCGAAGCGCTTCTTTATCTTGTTCGGATACGATGCTTTCCCAATATCCATTCGGACAAGAGGAGAGTTTAAATTTCGCCTTCGCCGGGATATAGCATCCGCACAATTTTACGCCGTTACGTAGCGTACGCGGCTTTAATAGATCGCCGCAAGAGCGAGTTTTTTCCTTGTAATACTTGCAAGCTTTACAGACGTTTAGACGTTCCGTCCGCTTCTGGTGTGTTACTAATAGCATCTTTTATTTTTTGTTTGCTTCGTTGGATTGATTGATACAGCGTCGCGGCTTCTATTCCGCTCTCTCTCGCTACTTCGGATATCTTGTATCCTTCGAGATATTTCCTAAAAAGTTCTCTATCGAAGAAGGCTAGCCTATCTATTAAGAGCTCTATCGTTTCGAGCTGGATAGCTCTCGTTAAATCGTCTACGGATTCAGGCTCGCGAAGTATAGGGAGATCCGGAATACGATACAGCTTTTTAAATTTCCCTCTCGTAGCTTCCGTAAACATCGCTTTATTGTAATAGGCTCGCGGCTTCTCTGGAAAGCGTTTATCTATACATCGTAAGTACGTATGAGATACTAAATCGTAAGGCTCTCTACAATACATCCGAGCAAGTCTAACGAGCGTATCGTATTCGCTTTCGATAAAGCTATTCCATCTTGTCCGATAGTTCATCCCTTTTCTTCGTGTATTCTTCGAGCATCTCTTTAAGCTCCGGGATAGTAAAGTTCTTCAGCTCTTCGGACTTAAGATATACTTTATCCGCCGTTCCCGCTCCGTATTCCGCATCCAGTACGCGCGAGAATAGATAGCTTTCGCCGTTCTTAAAGATGTTACATCGTACGCATTGAGGCTTTACGTTCATCTCGTCCCATCTCGTACTCATTTTTGCTCGGCTCTGAAAATGCCCGGCGTGAATTTGAGTCCATTTATAGGGCGTTCCGCAAGTGTAACAAGATACGATCCCTCTATAATCCGCGTACTTGAGTCGAATGTATTGAGAAAATACCTCATCGAGCTTCTTCTTTATTTGCGTCTTCGTAGGTCTCTTCTTATTCATCGAATAGGCTTAATTGCTTCGAAGGCTTTACATAGTCGGAAGGTACATCTTTAAGAAGCGAAGCGCCGAACCAACAAGAGCCGCTTTCCCATTTAACGAAATAAAGCGTATCTCCTGATATCGTAGTACTTAAAACTATCTCTCCTACGACTTGCTTCTTCTCGAAGCGAGCTAGTACGCGATCTCCCTTACGCATCGTAACAGCATTCGTATAACTTATTCATAATCCGCAATATCCGTCCTCGCATTCGCCGAAATCGTCTAAATCTAATAGGCTTAATTGCGTCTTATGATTCTGAATCTTTCTATACGTTGTATCGCTTCTCCAAGTTCCGTTACCTTCGACTTCTTCTTGACGCGCAAACCAATCCATCTTTTCGGGGTGCTTTTGGAACATGAGATTTAGAAGAATGGGGTTGCGATGGAAGCAGCCCACGCAGTTGTTCCGTTCCGCAAATCGTACCGGCTTATCCTTCCAAAATTCGTATACCTTGTCGCGGTGTACGCCGTCCCGAATCATCGGAAAAACTGGCTGCTGCCATGGAACTTCGCCCCACTTATTGCGCCCGTCTTTCAGCTTCCCTACTACCGCCTTCATCTCGATGAATCCGTCTTCGTTGCACTTGTCGAGCATCTTGTTGGCTCTGCGCTCTTCGCCCGCTCTAAAGCCAATTTGCGTTTGCACGGGTTCGCCTATGTTCTCCAGCCACCAGTCAAAAATGGGCTTTAACTTCATTTCGGTGGTGCAGTACCTGTGCAGCATATTTGGAAGCCAGCCACCTTTTTCATTTACCACGCGGTCAAAAGTTAAGCCCGCCACCCAATGAATCGGCCTGCCTAAATACTGCTCAAGTTCAAGAATCGTATAAACTATCGTATCCTCCTCCAGCGTACCGATAAACTCCCTTCCTATTTTGTCGCTAACGACTTGACGAAGCTTCGCGTCTGGAAAGATGCAAGCCTTATCGCTCGTAGTTACTAGAGCGAAAACGTTATAATCGGTCGGATAATTTGCGGCGATATACGCACTACTTTTTCCGCCGGAGATGCTCGTAATAGTCTTCATCGAGCTAAACGTTTCCGGTCTTTTTCTTGGAGCTCCGCGCGTTGCTCCTTCGTGAGATTCGACTTTTTGCCGGAAATCCAGTCCGCTATATTCCGCTCTCCGGCTTCCTCGATTTCGGCTACTTCGGATACGGCTCGCATAACGAGACGTTGCCGATCTTGAGCCTCTGCGCGCTGGATATTTTGCGCTCGTAGCGCCGCCGCTTCGCTCTTCTTCTCGTCGTACTTCTGGAACTCCTTTACGAACTCTCCCGCCTTGAGGCGTTCGTAGTGAGTACCGGCTTTAACAGCGTCCGTACATAGCTTAAAGTCTTCGAGCGTGAAGCTCGGAAACTTCTCTAAGAGCGTATCCGCTGTAAAGGCGTAGTCCTCCGGCGATTCGAGGCGCTTCTTTGCGTCTACGAAATCGCTCGCGTCGATGAGGAGCGAGAGGATAGCGGCTTTCGTCGTCGCTGGATTCATTCGGAGAGCCGCTCGTACGTTCGTTCCTTCGAACGCTTCGAGGACGCTAGCTCGATATTTTCCCGGTTGCGATATACTCCGCAAACTTGCGTCGATCTTCCTCGCTTCTTCCGGGTTTCGAGCTCCGGGATAGCTCTCTTTTAGCTTCTGAAGAGATAAAGATTCCCTTCCATCCGTTCGCGATGCTATTTCCGATAGCGTCGATCGCGATTCGTTCGTTTCCTTGTACATCATTGTGCAGTTTATGGAGCGCGGCTTGCTCCGTTTTCATCGCCTTGAACGTAAATCTATGCTCTTTCCGCTTGTACTCCTTCCACTCGCTCCAGATCGTCCGGAACTCTTCACTCTCGAAAGGAAGTACGAGCTCTTCTTTTTTTGGGGAGACTACTTCTCTACTTACTTCTCTCTTCTCTTCTCTATTATCCTTCTCTACTTGGTAGACGTTCGACGGGATACAGCCTTTACGTTCGACGGGATGCAGGGTATACGTTTGGCGGGATGCAGTATCTACGTTCGACGGGATAGAAGTTAAACGGGAGGCTTTACGTTCGACGGGATGCTTAACGTTTGACGGGATAACGGCTTTAATTATCCGTTGCCGTCCGTTTATCATACTCCAGTCAATAAAGCCAGACTTCCGGAGATTCGTAATCGCGCAAGAAATCGACTTCTCCGTTACGTTCAGAAGCTCCGCGAGCTGTCCGTTCGTACGATACGCCTTCTTGCCTTGCGCCTCCCAAGTATAAGCGTCCGCCCAAATAGCAAGCTGGACGGCGGAGAGCCGACTAACGTACGGGAGGATCTCTAAAGGGAGTTGAAAGTAGTTCATCCTTCCAGTCCTTTCTGGATAAGTTCATACGCTATGCGCGAAGGCGCTTTCTTGCTAACCTTTCCCGCAAATTTCAGGCGCTCGAACTCTTCGCGAGTTAACCGAATGCCAATTAACTCCGTTCTTTTTGGCTCTTTCATAGGTCAAAGATAACACGAATCTTATTTAACTCCGATTCGGAGTTAACATTAAGCAAGGGATAAAAAGAAAGGAGCGCGTAGCTCCCTTCCTTTCGGTTACTTTTCTAGATATTCGATATTAGCTTTTACGCTATCCCATAGCTCATTTACACTACCTCCAGTAAGATTGAGTATCTCCGGAGTATGCTTAAGAAGGTTATACGGCTTCTCGTCCCTCCAGACTTTAAGAGCTTGATACGTTACGCCGATAGCCTCCGCCGCTTCTCCTAGAGTACTCCAGTACTTGAGCAAATAGAGCTCGATAGGCGCTTTTCCTTTATGCTCCATAATTAGAAGAGATCGTTACTAGAGTTATCCTCTTTCGTTTCGCCTTTTAAAGAAGCTACGATAGCGTTACGCGCATCGAGCAAGGCGAGTCCTTTACTTACTAGATCGTTATGGTTCTTTGCTCCCATAGCTACAGCGTTCGTAATAGCCCAAGAAGCCTCTATACGATATCTTGTATCCGGATCTTCTTTGCGGCTGGAGTAGTTTCCGCCTCCGCCGTTATTCGATTGAGGAAGAGAGAGCTTAAACTTCGTCCCGTATTGAGTCTCTTTGCGCGTTACTTCTACCTCGTCTCCCTCCTTCCAGCGATCCGCCGTTAGAGCGAGAACTTCTCCGCTCGTTCCATCGTCTAGAGTTACTTCGAATTTGTAGAAGTTCTTTCCTTGAATTTCTACGTTGCCGTTCGGCTGTACTTGCTTAATTCGCATAGCGTTTATTTAAAGGTTTCGTATTTATTGATAAGAGAGTTCAAGCTATCCAGTATACGCCGGAGCTCGAAGAGATGAAAGCGAACGCCGTAAGGCTCGTCCGGAGTTACTCGTTCCGCCCATTCGTAGAGCTCGCTAGTATCGTCCTTTAATTCGGGAAAGTTACTCGCGCTCATTTTAATTCCTCTTTAAAATGGATCTCAAGAAAGATTCGAAGCTTGCTAGCGGCTTCTCTTTGGAGCGCCCAAGAGTTACGAAGTAAATCCGCGTTCGTTGCTAAATCCTTCGCCGTTAAACTCTCGTTAAAGAGACGCTCGCTTTCCGTTTGTAAGCTGTCTACTTCTTTAATACGCTCTTTCATAAGGCGTATACGATAGTCTTCGTCTTTTATTTCGCGGATGTTATATACAACTCCTTGATAGTTATTCGGCTTCATCGTTTCCGTTTGTTTGTTTGACATGGACAAATATAGCGAAGGAGTTTTATTCTACAAACATTTTCAAAGTTTTTTTTTAATTGACCTAAAAAAGAACGCGCCGCCTCCATATAGAAAGCGACGCGCATTACAAACAAGGAGCGATGAAACTCTACAAGGCGAAGATAATTACTCGCGTTCAAAGAAAGATAGAGAGATAGGAATAATCGCTATCGCGCATAGAGCTACAGCTTCCCAAGTAGCGCCGCTCTCGACGATATCGTTACAAGCCGTTACAGCTATAACGCCTCCTATCGTCCTCTTCGCGCTCCAGCGCCTCGCGTCTCCTTTCGTCTTGAACGCCTCCGTAAGATCCAGTCCGGATAATATCGTAAGGAGCTTATTCTTCACCTTTCTTTCTTACGTCCGGTACGATAGCGTTAACTACCTTATCTAGATACTCGAAGATATTTCTTGCTGGAGCATCTGAAGGAAGAAGATTAACGATAACCTTTACGAAGGCGAGAAGAGCTAGCGTAATCTCCGCCCAATTATTAAGAAGTATTTCCATAGTTAAGTGTTTAAGAATCCGTATTTACTTTGAACATTGAATGAAGGACAAGCCTTCTTCGCGTACTCGTTGTGCCCGGTTATAGGCATATAGCCGAAGAGAGTACGTATCGCTTTAACGAGCTCCAGTAACGCGAGCTCTTGCGCCTCGCTCATGGTATCCGCTGGATCTCCGTTACGTAATCCTCCGATATAGCATATGCCTATAGAATCTAGGTTATATCCTTTTACGTGAGCTCCTACCTTCTCGATATCTCTTCCGCGTTCTATAGTCCCGTCTATACGTATAACGAAATGATATCCGATATCGCTCCAGCCGTTGCCGTCTATATGCCATCGACGGATAATATCCGCTCCTATATTTTGTCCTTCTTCCGTAGCTGAACAATGAAGGATAATATTATTAAGTTCTCTCAACCGAATAAAGACTTTACGTACGTAGCTATAGACAAAAAGAAAGCTCCTAGAGCCGTCCAAAACTTCTTCTCTAGCGTTCCTAGTCGGTTTCCGTGAGAATCGAGGCGCTCTTTATGAGCGTCTAACTTCGTCTCTATCCGCGCTACGGCTCGCGCGATCTCGTTTAATTTGTCCTCGCTCATTTTTGGAAAGCCATAATTTTAGAAGCTTCTCGTTATCCTTGCGCTTCGTTCTCATTTACTCGAATATATTTCTCCTGTATACTTTCCAGTTCTCCCGCCTATATGTAATCCGCCTATATGATAGGAGAAAGGACGCGCGGAGATTCGGTTACTTACGTTCGTTCCGTACTCCGGAAGACTGGAGCTATTATAGCTCATGTAATTACACATTTGCGAGAGATAGAACTTCGCTTTATTACGAGCTCGATCTACTTCCCTCTGTAACTCCGTCTCCGTAATAGCTGTAGTTCCCTCCGCGCTACGTATAACGAGTCCTCCGTTTTCTACTTGTACGTACAGAGAAGGTAAAAGCTCCTCCATTACTAACCATGCTAGCGCCTTACGCAAGTAAACGTCTAGGAGCGTCTTATATGCGCCCGTAATAGTTCCGGCTTCTACTTCCTCTTTAATCTTATCGAGGAGATCGCTTCCCGTATAGAGCTGAATCGTTAAATCTTGAGCGGCGATAATAGCGGGAGGAAGATACGTATCGTCTACGCTTCCGTTAAGATTCGTAATCCGCTTAAGATAGTTAGAGTCTAGTAATAGGATTTCCATAGCGTAGAGTTATCGAGGAGTAGTAAAGTTACGCGGCTCTAAGAATCCGCGATTAACCATATCCCGCGGACGTTGAGCTACTTCCTTCTCGTTTACTGGAAGTCTGTACGCGCTTCGTTCCGCTGGAGGAATGGAGTTAATAATACGTCGAGCTTCGTTTACGGATAGCTTCTTATTATCCCGGCGGAGATAGGTTCTCCGCTCCCAAAAATGCCGACAAGATCCGCCGCCTTTATACTTCCAGAGATCGTAAGTATCCGCTCCTCCCGCTCCCCATCCCGGATTGACAGCGCGAGAACTAGCCGCTACGATATCTTCTTTCCTATACACTTTCCCGGCGCTAACCATTTTTGTACAGAAGTCCCGGCTCTTATTGTCGGATACGGAAGGAGCGTAAGCGTAGCGTACTTTAATTAGCTCCGAATCTTGTTCGCTCTTGCCGTTAGGATTCGAGGAAGGAACGCGAGCAAAAGTAAAGAGAGCGTCTAATTCCGCTTCTTTCTCGTAGTCTACTTCCCGCGTATCGATAAGTTCCCATTCTTCGCCGATATCCTCTCCGAGCTCTTCTAGGAGCGTAAAAGCTTCCTCCGGAGTACGTTCGCTTATCTCTTTCGAGAGCTCCGTTTGTTGCGGCTGGAAAGCTGTAGAGATTCCTACGGCGTTATATAGCTTCTTACAAGCCTTTACGATAATCTCTTGATACGGCTTAATTACTTGCTTCTGGAATAGATCCGCCGATTCTCCCGCTCCAGCCGTTCCAAGTTTGCCGGGTACAGCTACGCCGAAGTTCTCCGGACTCGTAACGCGATGCCCTATCATAATCTTCGCCGTAGTTTCTTCGGAAAGGAACTCGTATTGCTTGTCCGCGTCTGAAAGCTGGAACGTATCTATAGACGGCTTTTGCTCTGGAAGATCCGAGAACGTAAGGAAGAACTTTCCCGCGTTATGAGCTCCGCTCGCTTGTTGTTCTATTTTGGCGCGAATCGCGGCTTGTTCTTCGTCGCTAGGATCGCCGTTAGCGAAATGGATAGCCATAGAAGGAGCGAGCCCGTTCTTAATGTTATTAATGTGGAAAGTAGAAATCTCTCTTTCTAGCTCGATATAGTTAATAGCTCCTACGTAATCGGGCTTCGGATAGTAATAGCTTCCCGGCGAGAACGGCTTAACGTACATAATCTGAACGGGATTCTCTAGTTTCGTCTCTACGTTAAATCGCGGAAACGCTGTAGGCTCTATAGCTTTATCCGTCCAGTCCCGCGAATAGTAGAAAGTCTCTACTTCTTCTTCCTCGTTAGCGCATCCGCTACGAACGTTCTCAAATGGAATATGAGATACGCGAGAGATCGTCTCCCTATCGAGACTCCAGTTAATTTCTAGAGCGAAGCCGGAGAATAGTTTGAGATCGAGCGAAGCTTTACGAAGTTCTTCGTCGAAGTTCCAGCTATCATAAAGAAGCCGCGCGTCCAAGTCTTCCGGAACATAGCCGTCTCCGAAGATCATAAGCCCGATAGTAGTACATAAGGCTCTATGAGTAGGAGAATCGTTATACAGCTCTACGAGATAATTCGGAAAGCCGTTATCGTCTCCGAAATAAATTACGTTCTCCTCTTGCTTTTCCGCGTAGCTACGTTTCTCGTAGCCGGAAAGCTCGACGCTTTCTATCCTTGTTTTCTTATCCTCCATAATATACGATATCGTCCGTTAAAGTTACAGCGGGAGAGCTGGAGATAGCCGTTCCCGTTACGAAGAGAGTTCCTATTTCTACGCGAGCTAGCGCGTTCTCTGGATCGAGATTCGTACTAGAATTTTGTACGTATACGGCGTAGTCGTAATATCCGGTTTCCGTGAGGAGTACGTTATTCGTATCCGCTACGTTCGTCGCTACGTCTATTCGCGTATATCGTGGGTTATCTTGGATAACGTATCCAACGAAATAATGCGCCTTCTTACTCATTCTATGAACGAGCTTAAAGAGATAATGCGTATAAGTCCAGTCTCGCGCCGCATCTTGCAAAGTAAGATAGATCGCTTGAGTTCCGCTATTTGGGTTAAGGCGTATCATATAATATAGGCTTCTGGAACGTAATCGTCTAGTAGTAAATTCTCCTCCTTGTTTCGAAAGTAAGGAGTAATATTAATCTCTGTCTTTACGTCCGCGATAAATGCTCCCGGAATAATATCCGCTCGTCTTCGCGTAGTTGTATAGATACTTTCGGCGCTCATAGAATCTAATCCTTTATGCCTTTCGCCCCATAAGCGCGGAGTAATATCTATAATCTTTCTAGAGATATATCTTCCAGCTCCGCAAGGATAGCCTTCTAGCTTCCATCCTTTCCGCGTTTCGCGAGAGAAAAAAAAGAGCTCGTTAAATTGAGCGTAATCCGTCTTCTTCATAGAAGCTACTATAGCTTTCGCTCCGCCCGGTAATAAGAAATCGTCGCTTCCTAGCTGTAATAAGTAATCCCATTTATCCCGCTTCATAAACTCTAGAAGCTCTTGATTCTTGATCCCCATTATCCGGTTCTCTAGTCGCGTAACGTTATATCCGAATTCTTGCGCTAGTTCTTCTTGCTCGTCCTCGCTAGCTCCGATATATACGGACGTAGAATAGCCTTCCTCCGCGAATTCTTTACGAGCTCTTTCGAGTCCTACGTAACAAGCTCGCGTAAGAGAAAGTCTTTTATAAACCGGAATATGGATAGCGATTCTCATCTACAGAAATAACGCTATAACTCCATAAAATAAACAAGGGAAGCTTTCGCCTCCCTTGCTCAATCATACCAAACCAAACAAACGTATATTATTAGCTAATAGGCGTAAGCGTAATATTAGCTCCGATAGTTACGTGTGGACAAGGGAGCGCCTCTTGCGCCGTGAGATTAAACGTATATCCGCTTAAGTCTCCGTTAGCCGTTCCCGTTGCGATACTTCCTCCGCTAGCTTCTACGCCTCTATCGAGTCCCATAAGGAGATATTCTCCGTTATTGTCTTCGACGAGGATAGAGAGCCGCGTTTTAAGCATAGCGTCGAATTCCGCCGTATCCGCCGCAACGAGAGAAGTAAGTACTACTTCTAGAGCTTGATCGTAGAAGAGAGTCCCGTTCTCGATGCTGGAGTTAATCGTTTGAGTTAAGTTCCCGGAATTTTTAGCGAGATCGTAGCCGTAAAATACGGCCGCTTGCGATGCGTCCGAAATAGCTCCCGCCGTTGGTTGCGGGAAATCGTCAGCGTCGAAAACTTTGACCCAAATTCGCCGGATTCCTCCTAGTCCCTTGTTACAAGGGAACGCGCGTCCCGTAAGAGTTAATGAACAAGGCATAATAGGAAGAATTAAGAAGCGCGACGAGCTACGCTCAACGAGTTAAGATCAACTACAGCACATCCAGCCGTAACAGCTACCATACCTCGAACAACGTCCTCTAAAGTAGATTCGTTCAAGTCTACTACAGCCGCTGCTACATCTACATTGGTTCCGGTTAAGTCCGTTCCGAATACGAGATTATTCCAAGGAGACAGAATAAAAGTATCGTCCGGCATTCCGCGAGGAGTAACGATCTTATATCCGGCGTAGCTTTCTACCATTTCTCCGAGTACAGCTCCATAAGTAGCCGCCATTCCTTGATAGTAAAGAACTTTCATAGCCGGGCTCATGTAGAGATAAGTATTCTCATCTCCAGCGATAGCGCTAGGAGCTCCAGCTACTACAGCCGAAAGGCGAGCCAAAATATTAGAAGCAGTAGTAGCGCCTCCCAACAAGGTTTCCGCGGTAGGAGATCCAGCTACGATAATGGAGTTAAAGCCTCCGAAAGCGGACGTAGACGTTCCGCCCGAAGTAGTTCCGTCCGTAGAGTTATAGCTTCCGCGCCACATATTCTTTTCGATATCTTGCGCCGCCGCTTTCGCGATATACTGGAGGAAAGCTTGGTTAGTATCCGCTGGAGCAAATTTGCTATTACGCATCAAATCCGCCTCCCAAGTAGCGGCGAGATCTTTTTGGCATAGCTCTAATTTAATTTCGAGCTTCGTAGTAGCCAAAGTAACTTCTCCGAGAGACGCTCCGGATTGACCCGTAAAGCCGCAAGTACGAGCGCGCAAAGTAGCGCCATCCCATTTACGGAGTACAGCCGTTCCGACTACGTTAGTACGTACGTCGCACCAATTATTTACGATCGTATCCGCCGCCATGATAGCGGGAGTTACGTAAGGAAGAGCGAGCTTCCCTTTATAGTTGCCTACAGAGGCGGTAATAGTTGCCATAGTTAAATATTTAGGCGTTTAATTATTGATTCATCATAGCCGCGATACGCTCTTTAATAGGCATAGCGGCGAGTTCAGCTTGAGTAAAGCTCTTACGAGCTGGAGCTTCGAGGCGGTTAATCTTTCCGGCGGCTTGTTTGCTCAAGTTCTGGATTTCCTCGTTCTTAACTTCTAGGAGTTTATCTACGTGAGAGGCGAGCTCCGTTACGGCTTCTTTAATCATAGCCGCTACTTCCTCTTTACTCAAGTTAGCTTCTACTTCGTCTTTCGATTGCTCTACGGCTTCGGCTTCGGCTTCCGCTACAGCTTCAGCCATAGAAGAAATAACGCCTTCGGATACTTCGAACGTAGTTCCGTTATCCAGCGTATACGATCCATCCGGGAGAGGAATTTGTTCGCCGGCTTCGTTTACTACGAAAACGTCTACGCCTTCCGCGAAAGCGTCCGCGCTCGTCTGGATCTCTTGTCCGTTATCGAGCATAGCCGCGGCTAGTTGTACTTGCTCCGCTGGAGCTTCGCTTGTTTCCGCTTGCGCTTCCGCTTGCGGCTCTTCTACGGATAACTCTACTTCGTATTTCGCGAAGAGCTCCCGTACTTTTTCAATCATAGTTGCCATAAGGACTTATTTAGGGTTTAACGATTATCGTTCTTGTTATTTGACAAAAGGCGCTCTAAATCTTCTAGAGCTGTAAGCTCCGCGTATTGATTGCATACGGCGTATCGTTGTTTCTCGTCTGGAAATTCGTTAACTAGTTCTCCCATACAGCGCGAAAGAAAGTCCTCTTTACTTTCTCCCGGTTGAGGCGTAGAGAGCTCGATAGCTCCTAACTCTTTTAGCTTCGCTTCGCTCCAGCGCTTCGCCGCCTTCCCTCCCCAAAGAAGATAAGAGATAGTCCCGCAAGCACTAGTATCGCTTTCGTCGTAATCTCCTTCGGCTCGCGAGAGATAAGAGTACATACGTTTAATAGTCTCCTCCGATATCGGTTCTCCGTTCGCTAGTTGTTGCGCTCGTACTTTTCCCGTTTGCGTAGCGCATTTATTCCCGTTCTTCTCGTTAAGCTCTATCCCTCTTTTCGCGTTATTCTTTACGCCTTCTGGATAGTCGGTATAACTAGCTAGCTCCGTTACTTCCTTCGAGAGATCCGTAGTCTCCTTATCCGATTCTTTGCGCTTAAAGAGTCCCTCGATACTGAATCCCTTTACTCGTCCTTCCTTTACGAGACTCCATACTTCCGGGCTATCTACTTTCATCGTAGCTACCCAAGATCCGATAGGAAGCTTTAAACCATATAGAGCGCTCTTATCGTGTACGGAGTCCTCTACTATCCAGCTCTCTATAGTTGTTACGCCTTGTATCGCTAATTCATGCTCTAGCGTAGCTTGCTTATGATTCCCGCTCTTTGCGTATTTCTCTAGCGCCGCGCGGATTGTCTCTTTAGTAAAGTAAATATAGAACTCCTCGCCTCCTTGATTCCTGTATATAGGCTTGTCCGGAACGAGTACAGCTCCCATAATAAGCCGCTTCTCTTCGTCGATAGAACGAAAGGAATACTCTTCGGCTTTAAGAGCTATCCAATTTTCTTCTATCGCTGGATCATCTACGAGAGAGATAGCGCGTACGCCTTCGCTCTCTTCTTCTAGGATTAATTCGTACAGCATTTTAAAAAGATAGTAAAGCTTGTTCGCGGAGTTTTTGATTCGCTTGTAAGCCGTTAGATACATCGTTAGAAAGAACGTAACTACGGAATCCCTCTTGCGGAGCGGATGGAATTTGCGGCGCTTGCGCTTGCGTTCTATTCTGATTCTGAAGAGCTACAGAAGGAAGAGAAGGAGCGGAAGGAGCGCTAGCGCCTCCCTCGAATTTCTCTCTAGATATTATAGCTATTTGCGCCGCTCCAGCTACAGCCGCCGCCGCCGCGGAAGCATAACGCGAGAAAGGAGCTACGCTATCTTTTGCGAGAGCGTCTACTATCGCTTGAGCCGTTCCGATTACAGCCGTAGAGAT